CCTGCTGGGTGTCGTACGAGCGCTGGGTGAGGCGACCCTGAACGATGACGCGCATGCCCTTACGCAGCGACTCGGCGACGTTCTCAGCGGTCTCGCGCCACACGGAGCAGCGCATGAAGAGGGTGTCGCCGTCGCGCCACTCACCGGCGTTACGGTCGTAGGTTCGGGGGGTGGAGGCCACCGTGAAATCGGCGACCGCGGCGCCGGACTGCGTCCAANCGCGCCACACGGAGCAGCGCATGAATAGGGTGTCGCCGTCGCGCCACTCCCCGGCGTTACGATCGTAGGTTCGGGGGGTTGAGGCGACGGTGAAGTCGGCGACGGCGGCGCCGGACTGCGTCCATCGCAGTTCGGGGTCAGCGGTCAGGTTACCGATGACAGTGATGACGGTTTCTCCAGCCATTACTTGCTCTCTTTCTTCTCTGTGTCCGCGTACACGAGCACGCGGACCTCATACATCGGAATGTTCAAGTGCTTCGCCGCCAGGTGTTCCGCGATGACGGTGTGTGGCCCATCGAGGAAGCGGTCCGCGTCATCGGGAAGCAGCCCTGCGTCGATCAGCCCGTCCATGAGTGCCTTTACCGTTGGCGCGAGATTGCTGCGATCACGCCGCCGCCGGTCCGGATATGCAAACTCGATCTCCACGCGGGCATGCTGCAGGCCGAGGCGCGCGACGCCTTCACCCTCACGGCCAAGCAGGTAGCCCCACTGGCGTAGCTGCTTCGTGAGCCGCGAGCGCGCGGCCCAGTGCATCTTGTCGTTGGCGGTGATTAGCTTGCTGCGAGTCAGCGGCAGGACTCGCGATTCCCACACCAGCTGCGCGCTCATCCCAGATCCTCCTCTGTGAGCTGTTTGCCCGGCCTCGTGTACCAGGCTGTGAAGTCCTCCGGGATGCGGTTTGACAGACGCATACTGCCCGGGCGTGCGACGATCATGTCCCCCTCAAGCGCCCAGATCGTGTAGGTGTGTTCGACGAGCATCACCCGCCCGTCCGGCGTGAAGCCGCAACGCTTGCGCGCGCGGCGGGCGATCGTCTCCGCGTTCTCACGAGTCAGCCGGACCGCGCGGACGATCGCGCGCTCCTGAAACTCCTCGACACCTGGGATGTCCTTCAGTGGGTCGATGCCGGTCATGCTGCCTCCTCAAGGGCGATCCTGGTGAGCTGGTAGATAGCTGCGGCGCCCTGCTGCGGGACGACGCCATTTCCGAGGAGGCGTAGCTGCTGCTCGCGTGTCAGGCCGAGATCCTCGCCGGTCACATGCCCATCGGGTAAACCCATTAGCCACTCGACGAACTTCGTTGAGAGGCGGGCTCGCCCCCCCTCGCGCGTCGGCGGGACAGTCGGAGCCGGAGCCGGACGCCCGAGCACCTGCTCCCAGCGCGCGATCGCGGGCGCGTACATCCCAAAGTCGGTGTACTCGATCCGCGTCGCAAGCTTCGTTGCTTTCTCCGGCGGGCGACCGCTCGTCCGAGGAAGGCCCATAATCGCGTCAGACGCAGACGGAGTCGGCAGCAGCTCGCGAGCCACCTCGTGAAGGTTTGCGCCGTAGCCGGTCGAGGAGGCCGTCGCGTTCGTCGCCTGCGGAGTCGGCAGGAGACCTCCCGTTGCCAGCAGGCCGTTCTCGACGAGGATCGCTAGGTCGGTGATGCGCTCCCTGCCTGGCTTCTTGCGGAGGTGTGCCTCTGGCGAGTTGCCCGAGGGCTGCGCGACCGGCGTCGGTAGCATCTGCACTGCCTGGGATAGGCTCATTCCCGTCCCGTCCTGATGACGGCCGGCCTTGTGGTCCGACGCAGTCGGCGTCGGGATCAGGGCACCAGGTGTTCGATCTGATCCGCGAGACTCACGGAGTGCCCCCCTGCCCGCCGCTTCTCCGGCTCCTGCGAGCCCCCGCAGCTCCCAAGGTTCGCCTGCGGGGTGGCCAGTAAGGAAAAAACGCTCTCGCTGGTGAGGGGCGCTGACGTCGGAAGCACGGATAGTACACCATTGCGCGTCATACCCGACGGAGGCCAGGTCGCCGACCACACGACCGGCCGCTCGGAGAAGAGGTCCATCTGCTCCGTCTCCCAGCAGTCCCTGTTCTTGTTCCACCAGACTATAGGCTCCACTTGTTAACGCTCCTCGCACGTTCTCCCAAACCACCAGACGCGGACGCAACGTCTTAATTGCCTCGAACATCGACTCCCACAGGCCCGAGCGCGTGCCCGAGGCCATGCCCGCACGACGGCCCGCTAGGCTCAGGTCCTGGCACGGCGAGCCGCCGCAGATGATGTCTACCGGCTCAACGTTCGACCAATCGACCTGCGTGATGTCCCCAAGGTTCGGGACGCCCGGCCAGCGCACCTCAGCAAGCCTGCACGGCCCCGGCTCGACGTCGCTCGTCCAAGCGACCCGCGCCGCAGGATCGAGCGCCATACGGACGGCCATATCAAGCCCTCCGTACCCTGAGAAGAGACTCCCTATAGTTGTCATTCTGCGGCCTCGTCTCGATCCCACATCCTGTAGTAGGGGTTCTCGAATTCGCGCGCCCCGCGCGGGTTTGCGATCTCCAATAGGACATCCGCGTGACACGGCTGATCATCGGGGCACCAGCACGCGAGATCGAGGCCCCAGAGGTTCCGCGCCGCGCACCCGGCGACGAACCGCCCCTCTGCCGTGTGTCTGATCCACTCACGAAACTTCTCGACAGCCTCCGCAGGAGACTCGACGGTAAAGGTGTCGCGATATTTAAGCTCAAACGGCGACTGAGCGACCCTAAACGGATTGCCGTAGAAGCTGCCCGGCCCTACATATTTCGCGTGAGCCGGTGTCCTCCAACCGCGCGCGCTGCGGCGCTGGATCCTGATCGGGAGCCTCATCGCTGCTCCTCAGCCCAGACGCCGACCTCCGCCAGCTCAGCCGGAGTGTAGCCGCGAGCGCGAGTGAAGGCGATGACGGTTTGTGCGCAGGCTTTGTGCGTGATGTGCTCGATTGCGGTTGCTTCGTTTTCGGCGTCGACGGTGACGCGAACGTTCGAGCCTTTCGGCGCGAGGCGCGTACGGCAGACAGGGCAGAAGCGGAAGCCGGGGACGTTGCGCGCCTGCTTGATTTCGATCATTGCTCGGCTCCTTCGATGTCGGTGAGGTCGTAGATGTGGACGCCGCAGGCGGGGCAGCGTCGCAGTGTGTGCGGTGGCTGCGGCTCGGGGGTTTCGTCGTCCTGGCGGGTGACCTTGCCGGTGACTCGCACGATCCGGAGCTCGTGCAGGACGGAAGGTGAGGGTCCGGAGCGGATAACGAGTCCGCGGCGTTCTGCTTCCTCGACGAACGCGGAGCAGGCCGTCGCGACGATATGAGGCATGGGGAGATGTTGGTCGGCGATCTCCCACTCGATGCTGAGGAGTCCGGCGCCGCTCATTCCCCGGCCTCCTCGGGTGTGATCGGTGTGCCCTGTGAGACGTTGACTAGGGCGTCGATTGGTTCGCCGATTGCTAGGCGAATTTCGCTGGCTTCGTCGGGTGTGCCGGCGTACCTGGCGGCGACGTAGCTTGCTACGTCGGCGAGGTCCGAAGCTGCGACGGCGATCGCGTCCTGCAGCTCATCGACACGGTCGAGCAGGTACGCCATATCCACGGCTGCGTTCTGGTCGAAGGCAGCGACAGCGTCTGTGTAGGCCTTCGCGATCGCGGCGCGGACTGCGCCTGCGTAGCTGCGCCCAGCGAACGCCACGGCGTTCAGCCTGTCCTTGATCTCGTTGATGGTGGTCATTGGTGGTCCTTCTCTAGGGGGTCTTGCCCTGCACTCATTGGCGCGGGCTTCGTGCCCGCCCGGGACTTGCACCCGGGAGTCTGCTTGTCGGGCTGCGCGATCTTTAGCCTGTCCCGCCTTGTTTTTCCGGGTGGCGGGTGGCCTCCTCGATGGTCGCGCTCATCGGGGAGTGTGCTTACTCGTCGATGTAGTCGCCTTCACCGACGTTGAGGCGCTCGGATGCTTCCTGGAGCTTTCCGACGATCTCGAGGTACAGGTCGCGCTTCTTGTCGATCGCTTCGCGAGCGAGACGTCGGGCGGCGAGGTCGTTGATCTGCTTCGTGATCTCCAGATCCTCATCAGCGATGAGAACAGTCTCCTGAGCGTCGTCTCGCAGCGCTTGCACCTGAACGCTGTCGAGATAGACAGCGATGTATCGACCTTTCACCGCTCCTCCTCCATCGCTGCGACGACCTCGTCAGAGGCCTGCAGCGCGACGGGCAGCGTTGCGCTAATCTTCCTCGCGAGGGCTTCGCGCTGGTCGTCTGCGGCCAGGGCCTCGTCCATGGCTTCGATGATCTTCGTCATCTGGGCGTGCTCACGGCTGAGCACGGTTTTCGCGACTTGGATAGCGACGTCAGTGTGGAGCCTCTCGACTTCCTCGTGGTCGATCTCAGCGTGAAGGCTTTCCTCCTTGAGGAAGTTGCGCAGCCACCCGAGTTCGTCGAGCTCTAGGGTCAGTGTCACCGGGTTTGTGAGGTGCTTTGCGTTCATCGGGCGGTCTCCTCTTCGTGCTTACGGCCTTCAAGCAGGCGGAGGATGACGAGGCCTACGCCGATTCCGAAGGCGATGATTCCGACAGAGAGGAAGATCCCGTCAGTGGTTGCGCCAGTCTTAGCGAGGCGCTCCTGCGGGGCAGGGGCGGCGGCCGGCGCGGGCTTCGGCTGTTCGGCTGTGGGAGTCGAGGACGGCTCAGGCTTCGGCGCGGGCTTCACCGTGCCCGGCGTCGGCGCGGGCGTAGGAGTAGGCGTCGGGGTCGGCTTCGGCGACGGCTTCGGGAGAGGAGACGGGACCGGCGCGGGCGTCGGCGTGCTCGGGTCAGGCGTGGGGACCGGGGCAGGCTTCGGCTTGGTCTTACCGTCGCCGTCCGTACCGCCCGATGCCTTGATCGTCGCGGTTGCCTCCAAAGACGCGCCGTTGATGGTCGCGCGGTTGGTGTAGGTGTCCTGGCCCTCGACGTGCGGGGTCGCAGCAGGGTAGACGACGCAGACCAGCGAGCCTGCGGGCGGCGTGAAAGTCAGCGTGTGCGCGTCCTCGTCGAGCGCGCCGTCGGTCCAGGTCGTAGTCGCAGGATCCCAGGTCGGGCCAGACGAGCACTTCACAGCCTTCGGCAGCTTGTTGGTCTCGTCCGTCAGCGTGTAGGTCTTGCCGGCCTCGATGCTCCACTTGATGCCCCAGCTGATCGACTTGTCGGCATTGGTCCACCCGAATTTAATCGTTTCGGGCGCTGCGTACTCGAAGTGCGCGGGCGACGAGCAATCGCTCGTGCAGGTGCCCGTGCCTTCCTTGTCGCCCCAGACGAGCGTTCGCGTGACCTCGCCGTTCACGACGATCTGCGTGTCCTCGGTGCCGACGGCAGCATCCGAGAGCCGCGCGCGAGCGTGGAAGTTTCCGGAGACGTCGGTCTTGTCCGTGTAGGAAGAGGGAACCTCGGTGACTGTGCAGGTCAGCGTCGCCTCGTTGGCCTCGCAGTCGCCGATCTTGGTCCCGTCGTCTAGGACGAACGGGAACGATGCCAGCCACTTGAAGCCGCCGTCCTTGCTGGCGACCGTGAACTGCTGGCCGACGGCGAGCCTCGGCGCGGACCAGGTTCCCTCGACGGTGACCTCACTCGAGGTCTGGCGGGAGGCACTGGTGGCCTTGGTGACCTGCGCGGTCATGGTCGGTGCCGCCTCGGCAGCGGCATAGGCTGCGCCGTAGGGCAGCGCTAGGGCCGCGATGGTGAGGGCAGCTCCCGCCGCCCAGTATTTGGCGTTCATTGGTTTTCCTTTGTTTCGTGGGGTTTGCAGTAGGTCTGAGGTTGTCAGGCGCGCACGTCCAGGCGCGGGCCGTCGAGCCGGAGAACTTCGAGGGTGACGTGGATCTGCTGGCGGTCGAGATCGACCGCGATCTCCGGCGTATCCAGCGCGTAACAGTTGTTGAGCTCTGCCTCCATGACCACGTCCTGCGTCGCGAGGCAGATCAGATGAGGCAGCGGAGCCTCACCGTCCACGTCGTAGTAATCGAAGCCGACGTGACGCTCGAGCAACGTCGTGCCCTTCGCCCTGGCCTTCGATGCCGACCGAGCCATGCGTGCGGCGATCTCCTCGATGGAGGCGGCGCGCGATGCACCTCGGACTGCGATCCAGGTGAGCAGGCCGCATCCGACGAAGAGGAGGACAACAGAGAGGAAGATGACCGAGGCGTTCACAGCCGGCCTGCCTTCCAGTCCGCACGGATCAAACAGACCGCGAGCGCGAGGAGTCCGAGGGCCGGGAAGAAGGTCCACTCGGGGAGTCCGTCGGGGTTATCGAGTCCTCGCATTGCGAAACCGAGGGTGAGGGCGGCGGCGAGTGAGCCGCCTGCGATGAGTGTTCGCCAGGGCCGCAGGTGGCGGCGGCGTGTGGTAGTCTTGTTCACGGAATCTTCCTTCTTTCTCTAGGGGTTCTGCCGCTCCCAGCGCTTCTACCGCTGGGAGCTCTTCTTTTCGGTGGTGCCGGAGCCGAGGCTCTGGCACTGGTGGTTGAGGTCGTCGCCGCTGTAGCGTACGGATCGACCGATCTTGATTGCGGCGACCTTGCCCTCGACTCCGAGACGCTCGACGGTTGAGCGGGAGAGGCTGAGGGTTTCCTGGACCTGCTGGGCTGAGTACCAGCGGTCCGGAGCGAACGGGGTGACTGCGATCATTTGTCGGCCACCGCCTTGTCGATCGCTTCTTCGATCCGCTCACCCGCGTCGAGGCCCATATAAACGAGGTGGTCGAGCGCGTCCCCTCCGTAGACACACGCGAGGTATACGACGCAGACGATGACCGGCACTGCGGCGACCGCGAGAACTAGGCCGATGGTCACCGCGACGACGGCGCTCATGCCGGGATGTCCTCGTCGTAGATGCTTCCGTGCGAGGCCTGGAGGAGCACGACGCCTGACGGCTTGTCCTGGATCGCGTAGTCCCCGCCCTCGGACTCCTCGTACTCGAGGTCGCTGCCGTGTTCGGCGCGGGCGAGGAGGTCTCGGACGGTGGTGCCGAGCACCGCTGCGAGGCGTTCAACTTCCGGCAAGGTCAGATCTCGGCGCTCGTTGAGCTTGAGGGACAGGCTCGCGCGGCTCATACGAGCGCGGGCAGCAAGCTCCGTCTGAGAGATGCCCAGCTCACGGGCCATGCTCTTGATTACGGCTGCGACCGTCATCTCATGGTTCCTTTCTACATTTGTAGACCAATGACTACTATATAAGTCTACAAATAGAGATTTTGCAACTCGTTTTCATGTGACATGGGTCTACAAAAGTAGATATGCTTACCTCATGGGAAGCAGATCTCTTAAATCGAGTCCCTTTGAACGCGCCGTTTTAGCTGTACTCAAGGAGCGTCTGCAAAGTCTGGACCTAACTATCGACCGCCTCGCTGAGCGCGCCGGCATCACTCGCGCGCGCTGCTACAAGATCTTCGCGGGCGACACTGTCTGCACGATGAGCGACTTCGGCGCGATGTGCGAGGCGCTCGGAGTCAGCGGCGCCGATGTAGCTGCCGAGGCCGAGCAGCGCCTCTCGGACGAAGCCTCTCCGGAATAGCCTCCACGTCCTCGTGCGAGCTGTAGACTGCCTATAGGTAGGTCGTACTCAAAGGAGGAGCTATGCACCGCCCCAAAGGCGCTTTCCGCCTCTACTCATCCGATCCCGCTGAGATCATCTGCACCGACACTGAGCTCCTGTACGACTCGAAGCGGCGCGGCGAGTCAATCCAGCGGATCCCGCTGACTGACGTCGTCAGCGTCGAAGTTGAGGATGGTGAGGCCATGCAGGCGCGCGTTACCGCGACCCGCCTCGTCACGCTCGGGATCTTCGCGCTGGCAGCAAAGAAGAAAAGCGGCGGCGATAAGTGGCTCATGATCGAGACTAAGCGCGCACTGCTGACTCTCCACTTCGAGCGCAAAGCGGTTGATGGACTGATGCGCTTCGTTGCGCACACGCGCGCCGCCGTGAAGGCTGCACAGTCCCAGCCTGTGCCAGCAGCCCCGTCCGCGCCTATCCGCTGGCCTGGCGCACCTCAGCAGCCCGCCCCAAAGCCCGGCGTCTTGGGTCGCATATTCCGCTAAACTTTGCGGCGCTGTAGTGGCGCACACAGATCGGCGCGCCCATTTTTCGGCGCGATTAGGGGCCTTCGTTTCGATTCCCCCCATCTCCACACACACCCCGGAATCTCATTGAGATTCCGGGGTTTTCGTTGCCCTCACAAGGTTTTCGGCGCTTGTCCGCCCACTCGCCTATATATCAGGATGCGTCAGGGTATAGCATTGTCAGTGGCGCAGGCGTGGCGCAGACAGTGGAAAAAGATGTGCGCCACTTCCCTATCTAGGAGGCGATATGAGCGGACGTAGAGCCTTCGGCTCGATCCGAAAAGCCCGCAGCGGACGCTTCGAGGTCCGATACACAGGCCCGGACGGCGGCAAGTACACCGCCGGGCGGTCTTTCATCCGCAAGACCGACGCGAGCGCCTTCCTCGCACACGTCGAGGCCGAGATCAGCGAGGGCACCTGGGTCAGCCCGAAGGAGAGCCGCAAGCGCGATCGCGCGCAGGAGGTCGCCGCCGAGCGCGCGGCTATCACTTTCGCGGCATGGTCGGAGAGGTGGCTCGCATCGCTCGAGCGACTGGGTCGCACACCGCAGACTATTCAGACTCACACCTATCGGATGAGGCAGCTCGTCACGGTTTTCGGCTCGAAGCCGCTCGGGGCGATCAGCGTCGAGGATGTCGATTCCTGGTACCAGCGCGTCTGGGATGCGAAGGGGCCGGGCGTCGTACGCCCGATCTACATGACCTTGTCCGTGTGCATGAACGCCGCGGCGAAGGCTGGCGTTATAGCGGCGAGTCCGTGCAAGGTTCCCGGGGGTCAGAAGCATCGGCCCGTCCGTGAGCGCGAGCGCCAGGTCGCGACCCCCGAGGAGGTCCGCGCCGCCGCCGACGCCATGCCGGCGCGCCTACGCATCGCTGTCCTGCTTGCGGCCTGGTGTCAGACCCGGCTCGGCGAGCTGACCGGCCTGCAGCGCCGCGATCTTGATCTCGATTCCACGCCCGCGACGCTCCGGATCGAGCGACAGGTGCAGTATCTAGCAGGGGAGGGGCCGGTCGAGCTGCCGCCGAAGAGCGCAGCCGGCGTGCGCGAGGTCGTCATACCCGCGTCGCTGGTCCCCGCGCTGCGCACTCACCTTGAGTCCTACGTCGCGCCCGCAGGCACGGCCTGGATCCTATCCTCCGAGCGATCCCCGCGCCTGCCCCTGCACCCTAATAGCCTGCGCGGAGCCTGGGAGCGCGCCCGCGAGGACGCGTGCATCCCGTGGTTCAAGTTCCACGATCTGCGGCACACGGGCCTCACGATCTTCGCGCAGCAGGGCGCAACACTTGCCGAGCTGCTTCACCGTGGCGGGCACAGCGACGTCGACGTCGCTCTCCGCTATCAGCACGCGACCCGCGAGCGCGACGCGGCCTTGACGTCGCGGATGGACTCGCACGTCCTCATCTGATACTGTTTTGTAGATCACATTCATCCCAGGTTGCACTATACGTCGCGTGCGATGTATAGTTAACGCATCGGGAGGGACAAGCCCCCCGACCCTCAAAGAAGGAGACAGTGAAATGACCACCGCAAACTGGACCAAGGCAGAGCGTTTCGACGGCGACAACGCCCTCATTGCCGCCGACCTCGACAACGGCGCCCGCGCCGTCATCTACGGCGATTACCAGGACGAGATCAAGATTAGCTTGCTGATCTTCGATTCC